TTGACATCCCGAATAGTTTCCCTATTTTCTGCTGGTAAAAACTATCAGCCCAAAGTCCGGGAGCGTCTTTGTACATCTGGATAAGACTTGCAATTTGCGCGTTATTATCCAAAAGTTCGGGAGACTTCCAAGTTATCTGAACCGCGTTAATTTCAGGTGTCCCGAGTCCCGGAGAAAATACCCGTTCCATTTTAGCAGTCAGCATGATTAATTCTTTGATCGCATCCGTGTTTTGCCTTTGGAACCGTTGACACTTGCCAATTAAACCAATCTCCAATTGTTTTAAGGCATCGCCGGAAATAGCACCACCAGCAGTAATCCCGTAAATTGGCGTTTGAGTTGCTTGACTGATCTCTTTTACGACCTTTTCAATCTGATTCGTGTATTGACTGATATCTGTTGCCGGAAACTGTCCTAGTTTGCAAGCCTGCAAAAATGAAATTTGTTCAGCGGTGAAATCAGTTATCGCCGTCCCGTCGGCATTATTCAATGTCATGTTAATAATTCCACCAGGGACAATTCCGGCAGGGTTTATCTTCATACCAATCGACCAGTTCACACCGAACGCAGCAAACTCTGACGCCATCACCATAGAATAAATCGTCCGGTTCAATACGTCCTGAAGAGGAATCGCGACTCTGATTTCAGAATCTCCGTAGCGGGAATAATTGTTTCTCTGATTAGCATAACTCACAAAAGGCAGCGACCCGTTCATCTCGACAGGCCACAATCTTTCTGATAGTCCGTCGGTCTGCGGATTCGGCTCAATTTCTCCCCCGCCGTCCTGACCTTTCCAAAATGTTATTCTTTCCGGCTCATAAACAACCAGATATATGACCTTTTGCAGACCACTCTCTGCCTGATCCTGTATATCGCTTTCAGACCACAATTTACATGCCCAAACGGGTTTACGAGTTAACTGATTGTAAACAGCGACCATTCCCGAAAAACCGTCGTAAGCCGGCTCGGATGACCATAACATTGTAATTGGATCGACCATCACAAAAGCGTCACCGTCTGTGATCGCACCGCGCCACCACATTCCTTCGGCAGCCTGAAAGTCTTGCTTATCAAGTAAAGGCTCCAGCCAATTAGAATCAATTGATTCATCGCCCGAACTGATTTCTGAGACAGAAACGCGCCCGGCCATTTTATCGATTACGATTTTACAATAATTATCATTAAAATCTTTCAATCCTGCCGAATCATCCGTTAACCGGAGCATACTTCTCATTTGCGTTGTCATGTCCGCGCGGTGATCGCCTTTTTCGTAATTTCGGTATAAACTTACCCGCGCCCCTCTTTGCATAATCGCGGCCAGCCATGAATTCCCGCCGTCAATGTTTGCATAAAGCGCAGGATTTGTTTTTAGTAAAGCGTCACTGATCAATCTTGAATTTTCGCTCATTTTATACCCCATTTTTTATCTTTGTCGCCCATATCACGCGCATAGTTTGATGTTTGCGCATTGATGTTTATTGATGTTCTCATATTTTCCATGTCATCTTCCATTCCATATCTTATAGCATCGATTAGATGATTTTTCTTATCAACTGGAACTCTCAATGCGTTTCCGTCTTTATCCTTTTTCCAGTGATATGTAGAAAATTCCGCTTTGCAATTGACACACTTTGAATCAACAAAAATTTCTAACCCTTGTAACCATTGTATGCCGAAATTAACAGAATCTTTGCCTTTTTTTGCAGATAACGCCTTCACGCCTTTTTCTTTCAATTCTTGAATTGATTTTGGCTCTGAGCTGTCACAAGTGACCGGCTGCGTTCCGATCATATCAATAATAACTTTTGCAAGCTCCTGGTTCGTTAATCCACGATCGTAAAATTCATCATAAATATAAAGTTGCGCTCTCTTTTTGTCATAGTGCATTACGGATAAAGCCGCCGGATCACTGGAAAATCCAAAGTCAAGACCGGCACGATGATTTGTAAACTGGTTCATCATAGCAGATAAATCTTTTACCTTCCAATTTGTGAAGATAACCTCGCCGAGAATACCCCACATTCCCAAAGTATATACATCGTAGTAATATTTATCATCTTCATTTTCAAGATCATCAACGTCGTCTCGCTCAAGAAATCTTAAGTTATCTTTATACGTTGTTTTCAGAATTGATATTTGATCATCCTGATACTTTGTTTGATCGTCCGCCCAATTTATTTTTGCGAAAAATATTTCATAAATCCAATGACTTTGAAGAATAGGATTGAAAGAAAAAGTGACTATCTTTTTTATACCATCTTGAGTTTTTCCTCGGAGCCTTTTTTTGAGTTGTTTATAAGATTTATATTCAATTTCCGTTGCTTCTTCTATTCGTATATCAGTAAAAACACCTTTTAATGGTGTAATTGATTTTAGTTTTTCAACATCATCCAAACCAGCAAAAACAATTTGATACCCGTTTTCAATGCAGGTTATAGTTCCATCCGTTTTATTAATCTCAAACAAGGATGATATATTCCAATCTGTAATTACTTTGTTTATTTCTTGAATGACCGATCCACGCAAGGTATTTTTAAGTTGTCTACAGACAAGAATATTTCTTCCCCCTTTTAGCAATTTAATTACATCTCTTTGAGCTAAAAATACCGATTTTCCTGATGAAGAGCCGCCATAAAAAATCTGTATCCTGGATTCACATTTCAAATAGGGAATATAAACTTTATTAAATACTTTTGGATTTATTTTTATGTTAATTGTCTGGTTCATCGTCCTGCTCATCCAATATATCTACATTTATCGTTGTGATCGTCTTGCCATTTGATGTAACGTCGATATCTGTTTTTACAGAACCGTCAATATGAATATATAGCCATTTGACAAACTCAATCCAGTCTTTTACACTGATTATGCTTTCAGTTTTATCATTTGGAAATTTTAACCGACCTGTAATAACTACTTCGGACACAAGATCAGCTAAAATCTTTTTTCCGGAAACGGATTTTTCATTATACAAACGGGTTTTCCCAAGAGCAGTTTCGAGCATTGCGGTTAATGCTCTGTTCTTGGGAGGTCTTCCGTTTGGGTTGTTTCTATTACCTTTTGGCGCTGGCATTGTTTTGTTTGATTAAACTAACTTCCTCTCATGCTTTTTATTTCATGCCTGCCTTTTTTTCCATCTGCGGAATCATCATCAATCATCATTTTTCTGGGAGTAGCCTCAATATCCAATATGACGCCCATTTTCTTGCATTCCATCAACATCGCGGCCTGCATAATATCTGCTTCCGAGAAATCAAGAATGACTCTCAACCCCATATCAGACATAGTTTGGACTTTGCTGACCTGTGCACAGAATCGAATAGGTTTACTCATATTTTGGTTTCACTTTCAGCGGCAGGCTGTTCCACCATAGCATAAACGCATCCCCATATTTTGTTTTCTGTTGCCGGTAAAACTCTCGCCTGTGCTCGTAGGAGTTCGCCTTATTCGTATGGCAGTCACGGCAGAGTGGCTCTAAGTTATATAGATTGTCCAGCTCCTTGCATCGCTTAGACCTGCCAATTAGGCAATGATGCTTATCTGTGGCTGGTTGTCCACAGATGTTACAGATCATCGGTCATCACTCTTATCATATACAAAACAGATGCGACAGACGCCATCATCCCAGTAAATAAGAATGCGGACAGGTATATCATTCATCCTCGATCAACTGGTTTCCGAATCCATCGACTTCTGCGACCCACGCCGTAGTTGTGTACTTGAATTCCTTCCAGCGCAGACCGCCTGAATTCTCGGTGTTGCCTGTTAGATTCAGTATGTTGCCATTGTGCACCTGCCCGATCACAATACCGGAAAACCCAGGTGTCTTTCTGACCTGTGCCATATCGCAGACGACTTTTGCCTTCCGTGCATTACCTGCAACAGGAGTTTGTATAATGTCGCCTTGAACAGTCGAATCTTCATACCAAGGTTCCGGATTGAACACAACGTTTTTCAAATCTCTTACTTCAAAATGCGTATGTGTACCATCTGGACCAGGTGGGCGTACGTTTCCAGAGTATCCCATCGTACCAATCACCAGCCCCTGTACAATTTCAAACCCGATCGGGAATGTAGGCAGAGTAAGCAGATGACAAGACAGAGAATAACCCCATGCTGCATGTAACAACTTAATATAATTTCCGTAACCTGCTGGATCATATCCAATTCTGTCAACTATCCCGGAATCGCAAGCATAAATATTTCGGTCATCGGAATAAAAATCATCGCCGGCATGATACTCGATATTTGGATGATCTTTTTGCCATTGAACATGCCCGGCATAATCGAAGGTTAATTTGTAATTACCTCGTACTGGTCTTTTGATTTTGTTGTTCATTTTATGAATCCTGTTCTGACCAATTGAAAGCAAAGGGCAATGACATTTGAGATAATTAACAGCCATACAGCCCATTGCCTGCCGCCAATTTTTTCTTTTCTCTCGCTCAC